CGTCTAGATTCCATCTGGGCGCATAGGAGATTGTGTGATTGTCAAAACCACGCCGATGCGAATGGTGTCATATCTCCTTCCGTCTGATACCATTCACTCAAGAAGACGGGCTGGTTTATGATTAGTCTCCTTTATCAGCCCGTCTCTCTAACAAGGAGACAAGGACCCAATGGCACGTACTGAAATAGACCGTGATAGATATGGAAGACCACTGGTCAAGCCACCTAAAGGTGGTACGCCAATTGCTTACACTAGGGCTACAACAATAGCCAACAGTCTTGATGACCCATCAGCATTGACCGCCTGGAAAATGCGTATGGCAGCAATAGGATTAACAGTGCGAAGTGATTTGTTATTAGCAATCAATGCATCGCAAGATGATAAGATGGCTATTAACAAGTATATAGAAGATGCTATGGAAGTAGCAGGTGCTAGTCGTGCAGCGACTATCGGCACAGCACTTCACGCATTTACAGAAAAACTAGATTTGGGACAGGAACTTGGACCTATTCCAGACGAGTGGGCAGGGGACATCCGAGCCTATGAAGAAACAACAAAGCAACTAAATAAAATCTTTATAGAACAATTCTGTGTGCTAGATAAATTCAAGATTGCTGGCACACCAGACAGACTTGTTGAATATAAAGGTGAAAAATTCATTGCAGATATAAAGACAGGTCGTATAGACCATCCAAATAATATAGCAATCCAGTTAGCAATCTATGCTAACGGGTTGCCTTATGATGTGCAGACGGCAACCCGTGGTAGTTGGGGAGAAGTCAACAAGGAAAAAGCAATTATCATTCACTTACCAGCAGGAACTGGTCTATGCAAATTAGTTTGGATAGACATAGCAGAAGGCTGGAAGGGAGTACAATTTGCAATGAAGGTAAGACAATGGCGAGACAAGAAAGGTCTCGTTACACCACTAGAGTAAGGAGAAGATAGTGTCTTCAACAGAAGCACCAATCAGTATCACAGTAAAGTCAACAGCAGGTAGTTTAATTACAGTCCGTGCCGAAACAGGAAACCAACTTGATAACCTAGTAGCAGAGGCATTGGAATCAATTAAGTCTGCAGTAATGGAACTAGAATCAGCATCAAAAAACTACTCTAGCCCAGCACCTATGTCATCAGCACAGGTAGCAGCAAGTCTGGGCGCTAGTATCGTAGAGACTCAACCAACACCAGAAGGTTGGGCAACTACATCATCACCATCAATCGGTGGTGGACGCAATTGTCCACACGGAAAGATGACAGCAATCCAGGGAACAGGTAAAGACGGCAAGATGTACCGTGGTTATTTCTGTGCAGCACAAAAAGGTGCATTGGATAAATGCAAAAATGTCTATGCGAGAGTGGGTACACCAGACTGGAATACATTTGTTCCAGACCAGGTAAAGTAAATGCGTACATTAAAACGTAGCATCAACAAAGCAGAGGTGGGTGGCGAACCATTGCCACCCGCTTTTGCGGCGTTTGAACGAGCAGGAATTATTCTGCGCCGTGCAGAAATCACAATGATTGCAGGCACCCCAGGTGCAGGTAAGTCATCAATAGCATTAGCAATAGCAGCCAGAGCAAAAGTACCTACACTTTATTTCAGTGCAGATACCAACGCTCACACTATGGCTATGCGATTAGTAGCAATGTCTAGTCATATATCTCAACAAGCAGCAGAACAATTACTAAAGCGTGACCCAAAACAAGCAGAAGAAGTATTGGTTATGAACAATCATTTGTTCTGGTCATTTGAATCTACACCAACACTAAAAGATTTAGATGAAGAAGTATCTGCATTTGAAACTGTATGGGGTAGAAGTCCTACGCTTATTGTTGTAGATAACTTGATGGATATAGCAATGGATGGACACGAAGAATTCCAAGGTATGCGTGCTGCTATGAAAGAGTTAAAGTATCTTGCAAGAGATACTAACTCAGCAGTATTAGTTCTGCACCATACTAAAGAAGGATTTGATGGCTATCCTTGCCAGCCACGTAATGCTATTCAAGGTCTAGTAAATCAGATACCAGCAATGGTTTTGACTATCGGACAAATGAAACAAGGAGACGAGACCTATCTCTGTGTAGCCCCAGTCAAGAACAGATATGGACGAGCAGACCAGACAGGTAACAATTATGTCAGCCTTGCTTTTAACCCAGACAATATGTACCTAGATGATGTTCAAGTTAAATATATGCAAGAGACAGTATACGGAAATTAAAATTTGAGTAGTGCAGCCAAACGCAAAGGTAGTCAAGCAGAACGAGATGTTGTTGCTTGGCTTAAGGCTAATGGCTTTAAGTATGCGGACCGCAGACTAGCAGGAGCAACCCTAGATAAAGGCGATATTAGTGGAGTTCCAGGAGTCACTATTGAAATAAAGAACCACGCTAAGATGGATTTATCTGGTTGGCTAGCAGAATTAGAAATAGAAATGAAAAACGATGGTGCTTGGACAGGTACAGTCCTACATAAACGGAGGAACAAAGGTAATGTAGGTGAATGGTATGCAACTATGCCAGCCAAAATTTGGTTAGAACTTATAAAGGAGATTATAAATGGTAGAAGTAATTGATGAAGTTATAGAAGAATTAGAAAATAAAATTCTTACACATCGTAGATTAGGAATAATGTATGAAGGACAAGAAGATTATGCTACAGAAGATAAACATTATACAGCAGCATTTGCATACGAAATGGCTTTAATAATTGTAAAAAAACATTATAATAAAGAAAGGGCATTGAAACTTGTTAAATGAATTTACTATTTTGTTTATGTATTTACAACAAGAATTGTTAGGATTGTTACTATGGATAAGCACAGCATTGCTGCTTACTTAGAACATATAGGCGCCAGCCTGCCTGCTGTGGGCAGTGGCTGGCGAAAGATGCGCTGTCCATTTCATCCAGATAAACACGCATCAGCAGGTGTTAATTTTACAGAGGAAAGATTCAAGTGCCACGGTTGTGGAGTCGGTGGCGATGTCTATGATTTAATTATGCAAAGAGAAGGAGGTAACTATCGTGAGGCTGTCAAATTCGCAGAGGCAATTTCTCCTACAGGCAACACAAGAATACGCCCAGCACATACATCAAGCCACAGATTATCTGGCAACACGGAGTCTGTCGGTAGAAGAAGCAAAGAAGTTTCATTTAGGAGTAGTGGACAATCCATTACCAGGTCACGAAGGCTACAAGGGTAAGTTAGTAATACCTTACACAACACCATCAGGTGTAGTTGACTTACGCTTTCGCAGCATCCACGGTGAGGACCCTAAATATATAGGATTACCTGGTGCTAAAACTACAATGTTTAATGCACAAGCAGTACTGACAGCAAACCAATACATATGTGTAACCGAAGGTGAAATAGATTGCGTAACAGTTGCAGTCAAAACAAATCACCCAGCAGTAGGCATACCAGGGGCTAACAATTGGAAGCCGTATTACACCAAGATACTAGATGACTTTGAAGTAGTCATAGTTCTAGCAGATGGTGATGCCCCAGGACTAGAGTTTGGTAAAAAGATTAGCCGTGAGTTAGGCAACGTAAACATAGTTCAAATGCCAGAAGGACACGATGTAAATAGCATTGTGATACAGGAAGGAGTACAATTTTTAGATGACAAAATCAGAAAATGCTTGGGAGGATAGAGAAGAAATGGAGCGAGTCTGGGGTTATATAAAAGAAAACCCATTAATAATTGGCCTGCCAGTATCAGAACGCAGAGGCATAGATTTACTCTCAGCATTAAGAGACATATACGAAACCAATAAGACAAATACAGATGGTGCTCAGGTATTATTAACTATGCTAGCCAACGTGCTAGTAGCAGCATCTCAAGGCGATGGTGAAGAAATAGTAGAAGAAGTCCTAGTACAAGATGCAATGCTTCAATTTGAGCAGAAGATGAAGGATATATTAAATGAAGGACATTAGTCATTTAGATGAAATAATTACAGAACTTAAAATTACAATGGTTCAAAAACATCAAGACTACGGACCATACAACATAGCCCACGCACCTGGCGGTCCTATGAATGGGCTATTGGTTCGTATGCACGACAAGATGGAACGACTACAGAATTTGTTTTACAAAAGAAACAACACGCCGAACTACGAATCTATAGAGGATACGCTGAAAGACCTAGCAAACTATGCCATAATAGGACTTATGGTACAAAGAGGTCAATGGGAAGGTGTCGGCGAGAATCGTGATAGTTCACCTAACAAAGGATGAAGTTAGAGTCTGCACTTTATTAGCCGTTGAAAGATGGCTAACTAAGTTCGGCTCAATAGATAGACCTAACTACGCATACGGCAAACAGACTGGCAGACTAGAGCCAGAAATAAATGCAAACATCAGAGCCAATATAGCCGAATGGGCAGTAGCAAAAAAATATAATCTTCAATGGTCTGTGCCTTGGTATCCTAATGAATTGCACAAGGATAGAAAAAATATACCTGATGTTGGAAATGTTGAGATTAGAACTGTAAGAACCCGTGACTCTATACCATTTTGGCGCAAAGATATTAATAAAAAAATTGTAGGTGTAAAGGTATTAGATGAAGAATACTATTCATCTGTACACATATACGGAAGTTTTAATGCTAATGATTATATGAAGCCTGAGTATGTTGATGCTCAGATAGATGGCTGGCGTGTACCAGTATCGGAGATTAAAGAAACAACTTGATGAGCGATTACATAGCCGAGTACGATGCTTTAGTAGCATCTTTATCTAATGAATACCATAGAAAATATCCTATGGTTGAAGCACTAGATATTCAACAAATGTTATGGCTATGGTTTGTTACTCACCCTGCAAAATATAAAGAGTGGTCAGCATTAGAACAGAAAGATAGAGACAAGTTAATAGCAAAATCTCTTAGAAATGCAGCAATAAAATATTGCGAAAAAGAAAAAGCCAAGACAGTTGGCTATGAATTAATAGACCTTTATTACTATGATGCCTCTGTGATTGAGGTATTTCTACCTAGTATTATTTCAGAATCCTACGAGATACCTACAAAAATTAAAGACTTAAACTTTAAAGTAAGTAAATCAGAATCAGTTACAGATGGTAACAACTGGTTAGTTTTAAGGTCAGATATAGCCAATGCTTTTTACAAACTAACAGAGGCTAAACAGAATGTACTTAGAATTAAATTCAGCACAGACTCTAACGAATGGAGTAACGTAGCAAAGGATTTAAGTACATCAGTTGATGGTGCAAGAATGAAAGTCCAACGGGCTATCAACTCTTTGATAAGAAACCTAGGTGGATGGAGAGCATACTCTGATGAAGATGTACAACAGGCAGATGAAAACAATGAGTGAGAGTAAAGATATACGAGAGTTGTTTAGTCGTATTGACTATAGCAATGCAATGGATTTAAGAGATACACCTATTGGTGATATCTGTGTATGTGGCTGTGAGGTATTTGTAATGCTGGGTGGATTTGTAGATGGAGAAGTTGCTTTCTATTTTCTGGATGCTGAGTGTGCTAGTTGTGGCAGTATGGTTACACTACCTACCCCAAAGGATTTTGATGCCGACCTATGAATTTTCTTGTCCTATTTGTAATGTAGTAATAGAACAAACTTTTTCAGTGTATACTGACCACATAATATCTTGTGAAACCTGCAAGGTTGAAATGAATAAAAGATTTGCACCACCAGCAGTAATCTTTAAAGGCACAGGCTTCTACAAGACGGGCGGATAATGACACTAGAACCAATACGTCAGGTAAATGCTGACGGTAAACGTGAGAAGATTGCAGCACTTGCGCTTGAGGATTATTTTAAAGGTTGGAAATTATATCCAACACCTAGATTTTATTTCTCAGACTTTCATATATGTCTACAATGGGGCAACGGTAGAGAGAATTACATAGGCGACCTAGAAGTTAAATGGCTCAAGATAGATAGTAGTAAGCCAGCAATATTTCCATTTAATAAATTACAACAGATGATGATAGCCCCACCATATACAGATAATGAACACTCATATCATAGAATAGTATTCAGATATACAGATGGCATCAGTGTTATACCAGCCAGATTACTAGCAGGAATGGAACCAGTCTTTCATACCAGATGGGATACCAAGGAAAGAGATTTAGTGGTATTCTATAATGCACACGATTATCCAGAGTACTGGCATAATCTTGCAATTAATGAGTAGTCTGTTAGTAAGGGGAAAACTAACAGATATCTATTAGGCAAGGAAACTAATAGATAATAAAAAGGGATAGGCAATTACTGTCTATCCCTTTTTATTTACTTGAAAGTAAGTATTAAGTAAGAAACAAGGCAACAAAAAAGACCCCCCTCGCCAGTATCTCTACTAGGTTGGGGGGTATTTGTGCCTATAAAGGGCATTTAAAGGCTAATTAAGGGCATCTATTTAGCGCCTAGACCATACTCTTTTTCGGTCTTATCAGCCCATTTAGCCAGAGGTCCTGCTATAGAGCCAATGAGAATCGCATATTCAGGTGCAAGGTCTGCAACCAATGCCAATCCCATAGTGATTGCTGATGCTAGAACTGCACGAAGATAAGACTTAAATGCTGCCTTAGTCTTTTTGCTTTTTAGTTTAGCGATT